ACTTCAAAAATAATGTAATAAATGAATGTAAGTACAAATACTAATAGTCCATTTCCAGATCAAGTAGTAAGCGATGCTGAAAAAGCTACGCTAGAATACGGGCTTCAAGTCAGTAGAGCTATTGAGCAAGAATGGTTTAATTACGGCGGTAGTGGTTCTAATAGATATGCTTCTAATTGGAATAACTTTCATAACTTAAGATTATATGCCAGGGGAGAGCAAAGTGTGCAAAAGTACAAAGATGAATTAGCTATTAATGGCGATTTATCTTATCTTAATTTAGATTGGAAACCTGTGCCGATACTTTCAAAGTTTTCAAATATAGTTGCAAACGGCATTACTCAAAAGCAATATGATATTACATCGTATGCGCAAGACCCCGAATCGTTAAAAAGAAGAACAGAATATGCTTCAAATATTTTGTTTGATATGAATACTCAGAAAGAGCAAGCTATGGCATCTGAGTTAACCAATGTATCCTACAAAAAATCTGCAATACCTAACGGAGAACTACCTGAAACTTTAGAGGAAAGAGATCTCCACATGCAACTAAGTTATAAGCAAGCTATAGAAATAGCGGAGGAGGAAGCGATTAACACTGTATTATCTACTAACGAATTTGATTTAACTAAAGCAAGAGTTAATCAGGATTTGGTTAATATAGGAATAGGTATAACTAAAACATCTTTTAATCCAGCGGAAGGCATAGTTGTTAAGTATGTTGATCCAGCATATTGCGTTTGGTCTTACACGGAAGACCCTAATTTTGACGACATATATTATGTAGGTGAAGTTAAATCTATAACTATACCAGAACTTAAAAAAGAATTTCCTCACATTTCTGATGAGGAATTAGAACGAATTCAAAAATCACCAGGTAACCGTAGACTTATACGAGGCTTTGAAAACTATGATTATAATACTGTTCAAGTAATGTACTTTGAGTATAAAACTTACACAGATCAAGTATTTAAAATAAAGAAAACTGATAATGGATTAGAAAAAGCTATTGAAAAAACTGATGCTTTTAATCCACCGGAAAATGATAACTTCGATAGAGTTTCAAGGTCAATTGAGGTTTTATACGAAGGGGCTAAAATTGTAGGCTCAGATATGATGCTTAAGTGGGAAATGTCTGAAAATATGACAAGACCTATGGCAGATACAACCCGTGTTGAAATGAGTTACTCAATAGCAGCACCTAGAATGTATAAAGGAGTTATACAATCGCTTATAAGCAAATGTATAGGCTTTGCCGATGTAATACAACTAACTCATTTAAAAATACAGCAAGTGTTATCTAGAATGGTTCCTGATGGAATATTTTTAGATATGGACGGTTTAGCTGAAGTAGATTTAGGTAACGGAACAAATTACAATCCAGCGGAAGCATTGAATATGTATTTTCAAACAGGTTCTGTTGTAGGTAGATCTCTTACCCAAGAAGGAGATATGAATAGAGGCAAAGTACCTATTCAAGAATTATCATCATCAAGCGGTATAGGCAAAATACAAGCGCTCATAACCGCGTACAACTATAACATGCAAATGATTAGAGATGTAACCGGTTTAAATGAAGCACGTGATGGAGGAATGCCTGATGCAAATGCTTTAGTAGGTTTACAGAAAATGGCGGCTAATGCGTCTAACACTGCTACAAAACATATTCAAGACGCTAGTATTTATTTAGCATTAAGCACCTGCGAAAATATATCACTAAAGATTGCTGATGTTTTAAACTTCCCGCTAACTAAGAACTCTTTGATGAATAGCGTATCTACTTTCAATGTAGAAACGTTAAAAGAAATTGAAAAGCTTAATCTGCATGACTTTGGTATATTCTTAGAAATGGAACCAGATGACGAGGAAAAAGCAGAGCTGCAAAAGAATGTTCAAATAGCTTTACAAACAAAAGAAATAGATATTGAAGATGCTATTGATATTAACGAAATAAGAAACTTAAAGCTAGCTAATCAAATGCTTAAATTGAAGCGTAAGAAAAAGCAAGAAAGAGAGCAAGCCTTGGTGCAACAGAACATTCAAGCACAAGCTCAAGCAAATGCAGAATCTTCCGAAAAAGCAGCTATGGCCGAAGTGCAAAAGCAACAAGCACTTACGGCAGAAAAAGTTGCAATAGAACAGGCTAAATCTAATTTCGAAATGCAGAGAATGCAAACAGAAGCTCAAATTAAAAAAGAATTAATGGCTACAGAGTTTGAGTATAACATGCAATTAGCTCAAGCTAATGTTGCGGCTACACAGCAAAAAGAAAAAGAAATAGAGGATCGTAAAGATAAAAGAATAGAGAAAGAAGGAACTCAACAAAGCGAATTAATACAACAAAGACAAACGCAGGGAATGCCTAAGAATTTTGAATCTCAAGGCAATGATGTAATGGGAGGATTTGATTTATCATCGTTTGACCCCTCGTAAATAAGTATTTAATAATTATATAATATCATATCATGAGTGAACAAGTAAAAACAGAAGGATCTTTTAAGATCAAATCTAAACCAAAATTAACTGAAGAACAAATAGCAGCTAAAAACAAAGAGCCACTTATAGATGTTCCAAGTAATGTAACTAGAGTAGTAATTCCTAAAGAAGAAAAAGATGCCGTTCAAAAGCCAAGCGCAGAGAAAGTGGATGTGGATGAATCTACCGAAGATGGCCCAACGATGGTCGGAGGAACATCCGAGTCAGTCATTAAAGAAGTTACCGAAGAAAGTAAAAAAGAAGAAAAAGTAATCGCGCAGCCTGTGCAGCCAGACTTACCTGATAACATCATAAAGCTAGTCGATTTTATGAGGGAAACTGGTGGCACGATGCAAGACTACTTAAGATTAAATACTAACTATGACGATGTAGATCGAGATGTGTTAGTAAAAGAATACTATAAAAACACTAAATCTCATTTAAGTGCAGAAGAAATTGACTTTATGATTGAAGACAATTTTGCATTTGATGAAGATATAGATGAGGAGCGAGACATCCGTAGAAAAAAACTCGCATATAAAGAAGAGGTTGCAAAAGCTCGCACGTTTTTGGAAGATACAAAAGCAAAGTATTATGATGACATCAAGTTGAAGTCGCCATCTTTGCCAGAAGATCAACAAAAAGCAGCGGACTTTTTTAATCGTTATAAAGAGGATCAGGACAGAAACGCAGCTAACCACGAAAAGTTTAAAGCCAACACTAATGAATTACTTAATGAAAATTTCGAAGGTTTCGATTTTACGCTAGGTGATAAAAAATTTAGATATGGAATACAAAACCCCTCGCAGGTAGCAGAAAAACAATCGGACATTAGTAATTTTTTAGGGAAGTTCCTTGGAGAAGATGGTACGGTCACAGATACGGAAGGGTATCACAAAGCATTGTATGCAGGTGCAAACGCAGATAAAATGGCGAATCACTTTTACGAACAAGGCAAAGCAGATGCTATTAGAGATGTTGTAAACAAATCTAATAACACTTCAACAAGCGCTAGGAAAGCAGCCCCTGTTGACAGCGCAAGGTTTGGAGCATACAAAGTTAAATCAGTTTCTGGAGCGGACTCATCAAAATTGAAAATTAAAAAGTTTAATAACTAAAAATTATGAGTTTATTACCACAATTTGGGAGTTTAATCCCATCACAAACGCCGCAATTACTTGCGTCAAATTATTTACAATGGAATAACAACGGCGGAGGAGCCGTTCCTGCAAACTTTGCTGATTTTGCTCAGCAATATTTACCAGAAATTTACGAAGCAGAAGTAGAGCGTTACGGAAACCGTACGTTATCTGGATTCTTAAAAATGGTTGGTGCTGAAATGCCAATGACATCTGATCAAGTAATTTGGTCTGAACAAAACAGACTACACATCTCTTACGCTGGAGCATCTCAAGCGAATGGAGCGGGTACATTATCTGTTATTACTCTTAACCCAGGCGCTGTTGCAGGAGTTCAGAATGTAATATCTGTAAATGATACAGTTGTTGTATTAGATCCAGTAACTGGATTAGAAGCTAAAGGTATTGTTACTGCTTCTACACTTGGTGCAGCCGGAACAATCACTATTCAGCCGTTTGCTGGAACAACTTTAACTACGCAAGGGTTCAGTGCTACAGGATTAAAAGTATTCGTTTACGGATCTGATTATTCTAAAGGAACTACTATCGCTGCGGTTGGAGCAGGAAACTCTGCTGTAAGAAACAGTATAGATCCTGTATTAACACAGTTTTCAAACTCACCAATCATTATTAGAGATCAGTATGTTGTATCTGGATCAGATACTGCACAGATCGGATGGGTGAATGTAGCGACTGAAGATGGAACTGACGGATACCTTTGGTATTTGAAAGCAGAGTCTGAAACACGTTTACGTTTTGAAGATTACTTAGAAATGGCAATGGTAGAAGGTGAATTAAATGCGTCTGCATTAAATCCATTAACTCAGCCAGGAACGCAAGGTTTATTTGCTGCTATTCAAGCTAGAGGAAATGTAGAAACTGGATTCACAGCGGCTCAAGGCTTAACTGAATTTGACGCTATCCTTAAAAACTTGGATACTCAAGGAGCTATCGAAGAAAACATGTTGTTCTTACAACGTCAAACTTCTTTAGACTTTGATGATATGCTAGCTAGTATCTCTAGCGGAGTTGGAGGAGGTGTTGCTTACGGATTGTTTGAAAACTCTTCTGAAATGGCACTTAACTTAGGATTCAGTGGATTCCGTAGAGGATCTTATGACTTTTACAAAACAGATTGGAAATACTTAAATGATGCATCTACTCGTGGAGCAATCAATGGAGTTAATTCAATTGAAGGTGTATTAGTACCAGCTGGAACTTCAACTGTTTATGATCAAGTATTAGGAACAAATATCAGACGTCCATTCTTGCACGTACGATACAGAGCTTCTCAAACTGATGATCGTAGAATGAAGTCTTGGTTAACAGGATCTGTTGGCGGAGCTAGTAACTCAACACTTGATGCAATGGAAGTAAACTTCCTATCTGAAAGATGTTTAGTAACACAAGCTGCTAACAACTTTGTATTATTCAGAGGACTATAATTAGTCACAAATATGTAATAGTTACCCTCGTTGTAATGACGGGGGTAATCATTACCTTTAAACTATCAAATTATATTATATTATGGCAAATAAAAAAGTACAACCTAAAAAAACGGTTGCAAAACAAGTAGACCTAGAAGAGTCTATAAATGAAGTAGTGAAAACAAGTGAACCGACTGAAACTACAAAAGATTGGAAACACTTGAAATCACCAGAACCAGTAAAACCAAAATGGGAAATTAAAGATAGGTTATACTATCTAACTGGTAAAGATACACCTTTAACTTTAACAATACCAGGTAAGCATACTAGAAAACATGCTTTATTGTATTTTGACGAGGAAACGGGTAAACAAAAAGAAATTAGATATGCAACAAATCATGACTCTCCGTTTAAAGATGAACAGAATGGAGAAGCAACAATGGGGCATATAATGTTTAGAGACGGGGACTTAAGAGTTCCTAAGGAACAACAAAATTTACAAAAATTACTTTCACTATATCATCCATTAAAAGGCAGATTATATCAGGAGTACGATCCTGTAGAAGAAGCTTTTGATGATTTAGAAATGTTGGATTTACAAACAGACGCAGCGGTGTTTGCAAGAGATATGGATATTGACGGTGCTGAAGCTATACTACGTGTTGAAATAGGTAGTGAAGTTAGCAATCTATCCTCTAAGGAAATAAAAAGAGATTTAAGATTGTTTGCAAACCGAAACCCTGAATTGTTTTTAGAATTAGCGCAAGACGAAAACG